TATATATAGTTTAAAATATAAAAAATTAATTTAACAATATGGCAATTCAAATTGGAAAATACAAAAGACCCGGAATCTTCTTAGAAGAGTTTGATAGGTCAATAATCAGTAGTCCTATAGTTGAGGGAATTACCAATTTAGTAATTGGGGTTTCTAAAAAAGGACCTATCAATACACCTATTAGAGTGTCAACTGTTCAAGAGTTTGAATCTATTTTTGGACAACTTGATAGAGGATTAGAAAGAAAGGGTTCGTTCTTTCATAGAACAGTCGCTAAAATGTTGGAAACTTCTCCAGTTTTTGCTATGAATCTTCTTTACACTGACGATGAGTTGGATAGAATTGAGTATCAATCTCTATCTGCTGCTTCGGCATACGATAATGATATCGAAAGAGAAGGTCCTTATAGAAGATTCTTTGATACTACCGGTTTCTGGAAAAAGGATACTGAGACTTTTATTAATTTGACTAAAAATAACACTGGTTACGCTCAAAGAGCACTAAGTATTACTAATATGTCAGATAGATATGTTTCTGTATTTATTTTCAAATCTAAATTGACCGGATTTGATAGAACTTTACTTGAGTGGTATGGTTCTATTGAAAAAATGCCAACTTATGTAAATCCAAATGATTTTGCTAGTGATTATTTAGTCGATGTTGTTATTGTAGCTGGTGATTGGTCAAACTATCAAGAACTATCTGTTGACAACAGATGGTCTGCTTATTTTAACTCAACTGGTTTGAGAAAAGACCAAGTAAGTAACTTTGCTAATGATAGAAATGTTACAGCTTTAGCTTACTACGAAGGATTATCATTGATTCCTTACTTTAGAGATTTAAATGGTAGAAACTTGTTTATTGAAACTACAATTAACAGAGATACTGATAGAACTGGTGTATTCTGTGCATTTAATAATGATTTAGTTGAAAAAGATTACTACAATGGTTTATTAGACTTATTAGGAAATACTCTTGTAGATGCTGAAGAAAATAATATCAATTTCTTATCTTATAGAGAGACAATAACCGAAAGTGTGTCGATTACAAATACTCCACTCGATTTACCTGGTAACGTTACCGCGATGTTGGGTGATTATAATGGATATGGAACTTACTCATATTCTCAAGCACAAGCTGACCACGCATTTGCTGATTCATCAAATGGTATCGGTCCGGCAACTACATTAGACCCAGCTGTTACATCAGGTATCGTTAATAACGAAGGTAACAGAACCGCTTGGTTTAGTGAAGCTGCAATTTATGGAGTTGATTTGAATAATGGAACTCCATCGGTTGTGACCGGTGGTGGAACAAACTCAGCTGTGAGGTCTGTAACTTACAATATTGCTAATGGTTCATTTGCTATTATTGGAGATACTTATGTAACAATTCAAGGAACAGCTGCTGGTTCGGCAGTTCTTGAAATAGACGCATCTGATTATACTTATAGTGCTACAACAGCTTCTTATACATCAGCGTTTGTATTAGATACTACCGGAACTATTCAAGTCGTGACTAGTTTAGTATCTGGCACAAATCCAGCTGTTCAAAGTTCAGACTTAGTTTTGGGTTATGTTGAATTCCAAGTTGTTGCTGGAACGTTTGGAACCGTGAATGCTGTTCAGAATGTTTCTATTAATACATCTGGATTTAATGATTATTCTTATGGAACTGCTTCTGGTGATGATTACTACATTTCTGAAGTAAATCCAGGAACAAATGATGGTTTAATCAAAGTTGAGTTCACCGGAACTAATACAGCACAATCAGTGACTAACTATAAGCAATATAGAAGATTCAGATTGTTCAATAGACTATCTAATTTGATTGATAGTCCAAATAAAAACAGAATGTCTTTGATGTTAAATCCTATTACTTTTGAAAAGTATAGTTTTGAAAACATTGAGATTTCTTCTATTGTTACTTCAACAACACAAAATAAATCATTCATACTTTCTACTGGATTGACAACTGCTGAGTTACAATACATTTTAGATGGTTATTTTGTTATCTATACAGAAGATAATGAGTTTATGTTGGGAGAAGAAGGTGTTAAGACACAAGTTGAACCAGCTGACGCGAGTACTTATGGTGTTGTTGGTAAATATTCAACATTCTATCAAAGATACTTTGATGGTCTTATCAACACAAAAGACTATTTCTATAGTAATCGTTTGTGGTTATCTGATTCAGCTGGATCATACAACGCAAACACTTTAGGAACTTCTGTAGACATCACATTCATTGATGGAGAATCTGCTACTTCAGCTACTTCATCATACGCTGGATATGATTATGTAATTTTCTACTCAGATGTTGCTAACTTCTCTACTCAAATTGATTTACAAACTTTTGAACAACTCCAGTTCCCTGATTCTACCTTGAACACTGGTTCATACACTATAGTTGCTAATTCAGTTGCTCCTTCTGCAAGTCCTAATCAATTGGCTATAGCACTTGGATTTACTGGTTCTAACTATTATGCTTACCAAGTAAATGAAGAAGTTGAATATGAGGTGTTAACTGACGTAGTAAGAGTTAATGATTACTTAGTAAAACATTATTTGAAAATGTATTTAGATAATAATGACTTATTGATTGTTGATTTCTTGAATAGTGATTTCTCTGCCGACAGTGATGTTGACACCAGAGCAAATAACACATTCTTTATTCAGTCTGAAAAATCTAACTACAAACAAACTTTAGAATTAGAAGTTCCAACTGGTTATGTTCAAATTCCTAACAAGTGTTTAGTAGTGGGAGACAGATATACTGAAGTTAAAGTTGGTGATTTCTTAGAGGCTTATTATGATACTACAGCTCTTCAAACTGGCGAGTTTCCAAGAAAACTTACAAGAATTTTGAGTAAGAGAGCCTATGCTGGAGACCCAACACTTACAGAAATCACTTGTGATGCTAGAATCGCAACACGATTTAGTGGCGGGGCACTTCAAACTACAAGATTCGTAACGATTGACCAGTATGCTACAACATATAAGGCTCTTTCACTAAAAGGATTTAGAATTAGACAAGCTTCTCTTCCTGATGGAACTGAAACAAGACAAAATCAAATCCTTAATTTAGTAGCTAAAGGCACGCCTCTTTTCAAAGCACTTACTAATAAAGAAGCTATTGATTTCAGATATTTGATAGATTGTTTCGGATTAGGTCTTATTGAAAAGTCTAAACAACAATTAGTTGATATCTGTGGAGACAGATTGGATTGTTTTGGATTCATTAATATGCCATCTGCTAGACTTTATAAAAATTCATCTTCACCTACATTCGTAAATGCTGAAGGAGTGTTACAGATGGAATATGTTGCTTCTGGTGGTAATCCAGAAAGTAACCCAGCGTTCCTTTACTCGTTCGCTGATGGTCCTGGTTCTACTTGTGTTGGTTATTTCTTTCCTTATGTGACTATCGGTGATAATGGAAGACCACTTGAACATCCACCAGCACCATTTGTGGCTACTACGTATATGAGAAAGCACGTGAATAATCTTGGAAATATTACTCCTTGGACAATCGCAGCTGGTGTTACAAACGGAAGAATTATTGGAATTTTGAGTCTTGAACAAGACTTGACACAAACTGATATTGAGTTTTTGAATCAAGCACAAATTAATCCATTGGTGTTCAAAAGAAATAGAGGATATATTATCGAGACTGAAAACACAGGACAAACTCTTTATAAGTCTGCTCTTTCTTACATTCACGTTAGAGAAGTTCTTATCGAACTTGAAAGAGAACTTTCAAGAATGTTGTTAGACTTCCAGTGGAGATTTAATACTCCTGATGTTAGAAGTGAAATCAAACTTAGAGCTGATGTAATCTGCGAAGGTTATGTTTCTAAGAATGGTCTTTACAACTACTTCAACAAAATGGATGAAGAAAACAATACTCCTGACTTGATTGATAATCAAATTGGTGTTCTTGACACTTATGTTGAACCAATCAAAGGAATGGGAATTATTGTCAACAACATCACAATACTAAGAACCGGAGCTATCGCTGCGGGTGGATTCATCACATCTTAGTAATTGAAATAACTTATATAAAACCCCTGTTCATCAGGGGTTTTTTATTTTAAACAAAATCTAATAAAACTTTGATTATTTTATAAATATAATAGAAAGAGCAATCTATCAAATATATAAAAAAAATAAAAAATCATATGTCTACTAAAAAGAACGAAATATCTGAAGAAGATTACTTGAAAAGACACCTTCAAGACGTTGAGCAAAACCAAAAATTACAATCGAGTGATGAAATTCCACACATTCAAAATGACAATAATCGAGTTACCGATCTTCAATTCTTTAATTTTGACATTAGAGAATTACCATGTGGTCATTTCTACCCGACCGGAACTTTATTCTTAATAAGACCCGCACAAGTCAGAGAAATTCAGGCATACTCAATGGTTGATGAAAACAATTTTTACGACATCGTAGAAAAGATGAACGATATGCTAAAGGCCTGTGTTAGAATCAAATATCCGGATGGTAAGATGGGTTCTTATCTCGAGATCAGAGATCAAGATAGGATTTTCTTAATTTTCTTAATCCGTGAGTTGACCTTTCAACAAGGAAATTCTTTAGCAGTCAATAAAATTTGTGCTTGTGGCAATGACGTTAAAATTGACTTAAATAGAAAGAATTTTGTTTTGTATGAAGAAGATTCAAAATTGACTAAATATTTTAATAACTCTTCAAAAACTTATAACTTTAAGACGGTAAACGGAAAATACTATGAATTGGTTCCACCAAACATCGGCTTACAGAAAGCTTTTTCAGACTATATTATTAAAGAAAATCAGGATAAAAAGACTCCAAATCTTTCGTTTCTTAAAATTATTCCTTTTCTACTTAATGGAAGAACTTCGATTACTTATGATGGTATCAAGGCTAAATTAAAGGAGTTTGAAGATTTGGATGACATCTCTTTCCAGTTTTTAAATGCAGCGGTTAATAAAATGAACTTTGGCATTAAAGAATTAAAGTCAAATTGTGAGTGCGGAGAGGAGGTCCGCACAGAAATGCAATTTCCCGACGGAGCAGCAGGTATTTTCGTTATTTCAGATGCCTTTGATGCATATCTTGAAGAATAAGCTACTATTGCAAAAACACTTTCACGTCCAAGAATCCGCAATCGATATTTGGGGATTCTGGATGTTTGAAGAGAACATCAAACTTGTCAATGAGATTATAGAAGACGAAGAGAGTAGCCGAAAAAAACAGGAACAAGAGCAAACTCAAAATATGCCAAATTATGGAGATTCGTTCAAAGGAGCTTCAAACTTTGCAAATAATGTTGGAAACTTTCAAATGCCTAAATTCTAATCAAAAAATCATCCAAATAAAAAAACCCATCGAAAGATGGGTTTTTAAGTTTATAAATAAAATGTCTATTATTGCGCGTATCCTGATACAACTGGTGGGTTGATACCAAAGTTACCATCGATGTATTCATCAATAAAGTAGTCATATACAAATTCAACCGGAACGTTTTCAATGATGTTGTTACTAGACCAATCAAGAGAGTAAGCTCCTATTTTTGTAATTTGAACGTTTTGGAAAGTAACTCTTCTTAATACAACACCTTTTTTATCATGTTGATTTACGATAATGGTTCCAATAATATCAGACTTATAGTGAAGTGCACCATTTTGTGAATTGAAAACTAAGTCATACCAAGCTTTCATTGTGTTCCAAGTCGCCATTTGTCCTGAGTTATTCACGTTCACTTGAATAGGAATGTTTAAAGTTCCGTCAGTTTTGTTTGGTGGAGTCATAAACAATCTAGTAGAATACTTGAACCTTTGTTGTTTAGAAGTTACGTCAAATTCAGTTAAAGGTAAATCAATTTTAGTAGCATTCTGTAACAAAAGAATAGGATCTCTGTTTTGTGCTTGAAGAATTACCGGTAAAATAAAGGTAATTTCAAATAGGTTTAAGTACACAACCTCATCAGGAAGTGTTCCAGGTCCACCCGGTGACCCAGAGTTAATTATTTGAGTAAAATGTGGTAGTGGCATAATTTTTAAATTATTTTTTTATTATAAATTATATATTTTATCTCTATTTACCTCTCATTCTTTTGATAAATATTATGTTGTCAAAAATGCCATTTCCACTTTTAATAAATAATCTATGGATTGCAACTATAGATATTGTAAAAAGGAAATTAAGTGGGGTAGGCCCGATAGAAAGTTTTGCAATAAAAATTGTAAGTCTAAAGAAAAGGCTATCATAAAAGAGATAAAATCACTTACAAGAAGAACAAATAAAAGTAAAGAATTTATCGAAAAATCAAAGTTACTACATTATGGAAAATATAATTATGACTTGGTGATTTATGAGAATTGTAGAACACTTGTAATAATTATCTGTCCCCATCACGGTGAGTTTCTACAAACCCCAAACGCACATCTTTACGCCGGAAGTGGTTGTGAAAAGTGTGCTAGAGAAGCTCGTAAAAAAGATTAGATAAACAAAGACTTAGTCTATTCATATAATACTAAATATAATTTATGAGTAAAATTTTTCTAATTGGTGATACCCACATAGGCCTCGGTTATCCAAACTCGGTTGATAGGTGGTATAAAGTTCATAAAGAATACTTTTCTGAATTTTTAATTCCTCTTCTTAAACAACGAATTGAACCAGGTGACATCATTATACATTTAGGTGACTTATTTGATAATAGAAACGT